ATTTGCTAAATTAGCATTATGGTCTCTCATGCTCTTCCCCTACAGCCTCTCCGAATTCCTCCTTGAACGCCAACTGAAGAAGTATAAGGCAGGAACGCTATATCCGGATATGATCGAGTTTAGACCGATTGTAAAGAGTAACATCCCTTACTCCTCGATCTCCTACTCAGTTAATCCGGGAGTGTATGTAACCGAAGGTAGCACGGTAACTATCACCATAACCTTGTCAAACGCTTCTGATAAGCTGATAGGCGTATCATCTAACGCCATCAGCGACATATCCATCTCTGGAGACAATGGAACCTACGAGATAACCGGAAAGGTCACCAAATCTCCTCAGAAGATCAGCATAGTTATCTCCAGCTACTTGACAATGTTAGGTAACGATACTTTAATTTCAAATGAAACATTAATTAAAAACGAATAATATGGAAAAGATATTTGCCATAGCAAAAGACTCCGAAAAGTCGTGGGGAGTCATTGCGCAAGGGATAGATGGGAACTTTGATGAGTTGTCGCAAAATGTTGCTGAATGCAAAACGGATATATCAAACAAACAATCAACAAAATTTGATGATGCAAAAACGCCGCATTCCATTTTCAAAGCCAACATTTCGCCATCATCGTTTATTGGTGTAGATGTGACGGTTTCAAACGAACTTGTTGATGTATATGATGAAATATATAAATGCGATCGCACTTGTGTAAAGGTTAACCGCACAATATCATCTGGAAGGGCATGGATAACAACAAATACTAAATCACCTATAAATATTAATAATTGTCATGTGTCACTTTCGTTTGCGATAGGATTAGATACGCAAGACGATGAGCGTCCTATTGTTGCAATTGTTCTATTTAGCGGTGATTACAACGATGCGAACCACAGAGCAATTCTTCGTGTTTATTATGGCGCTATTGCTAATTATAGAAATGGATTTTTTCATATGAATTTGGCAATCAAACCATTGCTAAATCAATGGCATAGTGATATGGTTGGAAGCCAATTTGATGCGGAAAATGTTACAAGTGTTGGAATATGTACATTAAGCGGTTCGCAATCTGCAAACGTGTATTTGTCGAATCTTGAGTTCCGTGAGAATATAACAAAAGGAGGTTGTTTGATTGTTATAGATAACATGAATGAAAATGTACCTTTGATGGCTGATTACGCAAAGAGTAAAGGCATAGAATGCAGCCTTTCGATAATACCAGACTTTATTATTACGGGTAAAACTCATTCTTCTTTGGATGTTGTAAAAAGATTGAAAGATGACGGGCATTTTATTTTCAACCACACATTTTCGCACAACATTTCTGCAGACATGACATATGATGAGGTTATGCAAGATTACGAAAAAGCGGCAAGGTGGATGATACGCAACGGATTCAAAGATGGTTCGAGGATATTGAGTAATCCGTCAGCCGCCTATCCTACAACACGGTATTTGGCGCAAATGAACTCTTCGGCAAAAATGATCTACCACCATTGGGCGGGAGAGGGTCTTACGGATAAATATATGATAAGTTATCCAGAATATCCAATGACCCGACTGTTGAACATTACGGCACTTGATTCGCAAGTTAAAATAGACAATGTTCAGGAGGGTATTGGATATATGGTTGAGAGTGTAAGACAAGCGGTAGAATGTGGTGGTTTGGCTGTCTTGGGATTTCACGGCGAATCTTGGGATAACCGTTTGAAAGATGCAACATATCCAAACAATGGTGATGGATGGAAAGCATTGATTGACCAATTATCTCAAATTGAAAATGTCACATTCTACACGATTGAGGATATTTTGGAAGGATTATATTTATAAAAGCTCACTTAATTCCCTTCCGTATTAGGTATGTTATTCACATTTTATAAGAAGCAATTATGAAATACATTGTATTCCCTACAGAGAAACTGGACGAGATACCGCAAGAGATGCTCGACGAACTGCACCTGACCCCACGAAAGAGCGTTGACGGTACTCAGGTGATCATGAAGATAGTTCATTACGAAGCTCTTTTTCCGTCCATTATGACCTTGCCATTATTGGACGAAGAAGAAAAAACGGAAAATCCGATTTATCCTTATCCTACCTACGAAGGCGAAGAGCTGAATACTTTATTGTCCGGTCCGGAGTGGTCATCAAGTGAAAGTATCATATGAAATCTCTCCCTTGGATATTAGTCTGCCTGCTTGTATGCGTGGTCGTGTGGATGCGTTGTAATCCGCACGATCCTTCGACTGTCTATGTAAAGGGAGATACGATAAGAGTAAGGGACACTATAGTTGACATCGTGCTTATGCCGGTAAAGGAGACCTTAAAGCGTACCGATACGGTGTATTTACCGATAATAGTAGATACCACTACCGACAGAACCGTAGAAGGCGACTCGGTTCCGGTGATTATACCGATTACAATCAAGGAGTATAAGACTGATAATTACCGTGCAATAGTTAGCGGTTATAAGCCCAGCCTTGACTTTATGGAAGTCTACGGAGAAAAGGAAATCATCACTCTTAAACCGAAGCAAAAACGCTGGGGCCTTGGCCTGCAATTTGGATACGGCTATCCCGGTGGATTGTATGTCGGTGGTGGAGTAAGTTATAATTTATTTATGTGGTAATACCGGCACTATCTTCACAGACCGTTTCCGGTATGAAAAGTTTAAGTTGTATTTATATAACAATTTCCATTGGAAAAAGGTTTATTAAGAAAGGAGGACAAAATGAGACATTAATTGATTATTAAGCACTAAGTTATCCGGTAAAGTAGAAGGCCGGTTATCATAACAAATGTAACTCTTTTGGGGGATAGAGTAAAAAAAAGAACCCCCAACACTGAAAGTTGACGCCAATCGAACTTTTTAGCATACCAAAAGCATACATAGGTAGTGTCGGGGGTATAATATCCTTAACATTCCTATATATGCTTTTGTTTATTTGGTACTGAGTACGATTGGCAAAGGCAAAAGTACAACAAAAA